AGGGCATTGCCGTCGCCACCATGACCATCACCTGGCCGGCGGTTGCTGGCGCAGTCGGCTACGACGTGGAGTGGCGCAAGGACAGCGGCAACTGGATCAAGCTGCAGCGCACCGGCATGACCAACGTGGACGTGGTCGGCATCTACGCCGGTGCCTACGTGGCTCGGGTGCGTGCGGTAAGTGCGTTCGACATCTCGTCTCAATGGCGTAACTCGATTCTGACCGACCTGAAAGGGAAGGAAGGGCTGCCGCCGGCACTCGGCTACCTCACGGCCACGCCGCTGCTGTTCGGCATCTACCTGAAGTGGGGTTTCCCTGCTGGCGCAGAAGACAGCCAGCGGACTGAAATCTGGTATGGCCCGACTACCAGCCTCGAGGCTGCATCCAAGCTGACAGACCTGGCCTATCCACAAAGCGATTTCTCCATGCTTGGGCTGGCAGCAGGTGTGACGTTCTATTTCTGGGGTCGGATCGTCGACAAAATCGGCAACATCGGGCCGTGGTACCCGATCGGCTTGGGCGTACAGGGGCAGTCCAGTTCGAACGCTGGTGACATTCTGGAAATGATCGCTGGAGAAATCACCGAGACGGAGCTCGGCGAGGATCTGCTGGCAGAAATCGAGAAGATCCCAGGCTTACAGGCGCAGATCGATGCGCTCGACGGCCTGAAAGGCTACGACCCGGACGCGACCTACGAGGAGTACGACCTGGTGGTTCAGGGCAAGCGGATATATCAGGCCACCGGCCCGGTACCAGTCGATACGCCACCACCGAACCCGCTCTACTGGCTCGACGTAGGCCAGACCGTTGAGACAGCAAATGGGCTTGCCCAGCAGGTGGCGACCAACACGGCCGAGATCATCGAACTCGATGGGGTTGTCACCGCGCAGGCAGCGGCTACACAAACTCTGCGTGCAGCGTATCGAGAGGATGACGGGGCGGGCGATCTTGCCGACGCAATGAAGGGCTGGACGAGCACGGCGTCGATAGCGACGGAAAGCAAGGTCAGGGCGTCTGAAAATGAAGCCACTTCCCAGCGGATTACCACATTCGATGCGAAGATCGCTGCGAACGAGGCGAACATCACCCAGCTTGAGCAGGTGGTTGCCACAAATGCTTCGGCAACGGCCACGAAAATCGACCAGCTGAATGTCTCGGTTGATCAGAACTCTGCAGCCATTCAGCAGACGTCCACCGCCTACGCGGACACGGCCGGCAAACTGACGACTATGTGGTCGGTGAAAATGCAGGTCACTGCGCAGGGCCAGTATGTTGCCGCTGGTATTGGCCTTGGTATCGAGAACACCGGTGCCGGGTTACAGAGCCAGTTCTTGGTGAGCGCTGATCGTTTTGCAATCGTAAATGGCATCAACGGCAATTTGTCCGTGCCGTTTGCGGTTCAAAACGGCCAAGCTTTTTTGCAGTCCGCGTTCATCCTCGACGGCACGATTACCAACGCGAAGATCGGCAGCTATATCAGCTCGACCAACTATATCGCCGGCCAGCAAGGCTGGATTCTCAATAAAGACGGAACGCTTGAAATCAACGGCATTGTCCCGGGACAGGGGCGGCTGGTCATCAACTCGCTGAACGTCTCGGTCTACGACGCAAACAACGTGTTGCGAGTTCGGCTCGGCTATCTGGGGTAATCAATGGCACATGGAATGAGGGTATGGGGCGCCGATGGGGCGCTCCAGCTAGACGAAAACTCTTTCACCATTCGAGTTGTGCTGTCGACGCTGGTTACTTTTCCAGTCGGGCCGAAAAGCAGTCAGGACTTCTCTGTCCCTGGTGTTGGGCCCAGCAACGGAACAGCCATCGTGATTCCGAACGGGACATACGACGTCAACCAAATGCAGTTTGAGACGGAAATGCTCGACGGTGTAGCTCGGGTTTATAACCACACGCGCACATATGCAGCCAGCAACGTTTCTTCAGGAACAATGCGCCTTATCGTGATGAGGTGGGGCTGATGAGCTATGGCCTTCAATTCACCAACAACAGCAACGTAGTCACCCTCGATTCCGAGTTCGCTCGGTTGATGGTGATCTCCTCAGGTAGGTTTGCGCCGACGGAGGAGGGGGGGCTAGGTTCCACGACGTATTTCGCGAGCCCGGTCACCTCGCAGGAGCCGCCACTGGTGTTTGTGCGTCCTGATACTGTCAACGCAATCGCAGGCCTTTGCCAGATGCGTCTAATCGGATCGGCCGGGAACTGGACCGGGTTCTATGTTCGGGCCTACAGCGCGCTCACCGCACAGCCAAACGGTCGATATTTTGTGGCAGCCTTCGCTGCGCAGGCTGTCGCCCAGTACGGAATGCGTTTGTGGGATGGTAGCGGGAAGCTTCTGTTCGATTCTGGCACCCCAAATGCCAGCTTCACTCGAGCGTTCCAAAGTTGGAATTACGTCACGTACGACCTGGATGCGCAGGGACTCACTCGAATCTACTACTCGGTGCCGTTCGATTTTCCGCAGAACGAATTCATGCTTCTGAATACATTTGGCATGCCTATGACGTCGGGCAGCGGGATACCTCGAAACCTCTACTGTTGGTGGGATTTTCCCAACAGCAAGCTCTACGCCATCACGGTTGCAGCTTCAAACCCATTCGCCTTTTTCCTCCCGGCAGTTTTCGCAAAACTAGCCGCTTAATCAATTTAAAGGATGCTTCCATGCCCTGGCACAGATTGGGTACGGTTTCTGTCACCCAAAATTCAAGCACCGTGACCGGTGTAAACACTGCCTTCGCGGCAAATACTCGGATTGGGGATGCCTTCATTGGCCCGGATGGGCGTCTGTATGAGCTTGCGAATGTCGCGAGCGATACGGTGATTTCAATCAGCCCGCCTTACCTTGGGCCAACCGCGTCGAATGCGACCTATGCAGTCGCTCCGGTGCAGGGCTACCAAAAAGCCTTGAGTGACGAGGTGCGAAGCTGGGTCAACGCTTATGGCCAGAAAATGGCCGCCCTCGGCACAACCGGAAACTACGACATTCTGCCGTTGAGCAAGGGCGGAACCGGGATCGCCGCAAACAACAATTCAGAGCTGTTGACGGGCATCGGCGCAATGCCCTCTGCGGGCGGCTCGTACGCGCCTGCTTTCAACTCGCTGCGCGTTACCGCCGGCGCGGTGCCGTCGGCGGGCGGCGGCTTCCTTGGATGGAACGAGACTGGAAATGGCAGTGGCATGTCGGGCGCTGTGTCCTTCACCTGCAATCAGGGTGGCGGTACGGGTGGTTTTAGCTGGCGTTCAGTGAATGCCGGCAACACCTCCGGCGGCCCGTTCATGACCTACTCATATGCAGGCGTACTGAACGTGCCTGTCGGGCTTCAGCTTGCCGGGCGTAATGTCGTCGAGAGCGGCTCCAATGCCAACGGCAACTGGGTTCGATTCGCCGACGGAACTCAGTTTTGCTGGATTACAACTGGTGGCATCGGCGCGGGCACTGTTGTGGGAAACAGCTGGACCAGTGTTCCTGCGACTTGGACTTACCCAGCTGCCTTCGTTGCAGGTTCAGAGCCGGTCGTGACGGGCATGCCGAACTCGGGGAATGGAGTTATCGGTCTTAATTCGGCCCCCACTCCCACAAGCGTCTCTTGGGTTCGAGTTTCTTTCTACAGTGATGCAACGACGCGGGCTTCTCGCCTGATGGCTGTTGGTCGATGGTTTTAAACTGGAGTAACTGATGATAATCAAACTTTCACCTATTCGCATGGAAGGCACTCTGATGCTCTCCAAATCAGGGGACGCGCTCACCATTGATGGCGAGACCTTCGACTTCACCGCTTTGCCGGACGGGGCGACATTGCCTGCCGATGCAGTTGGCTGCCCACGTGTCGTTGCGCCTGTCGAGCGCATCGGCGGCCAACTGATCATCACCCTGTCGCTACCGATCACCACCGACGCCAGTGAAGCCGCGTGCTTCCCGGCGGATATCGTCAACCCGCCAGACGGCGAAGTGAGACTGCCGCAATGAATATCGACTTCAGCAAGGTGATCACCGCCGAGCAGCGCAAGGCAGATCAGTTTCAGGCCGACCTCGAAACAGTCCGTGCGCAGCGCCGCGCGGCGTATCAGGCGGAGTCGGATCCGCTACGTCTGGAAATCGCCTACGACGCACTCAGCAAAGGGATGGAACCTGACTTTTCACCGTGGGTTGCCTCAGTAGCGGCGATCAAAGCGCGGTACCCGCTGCCGCAAGCCATTCCGGCTTGATCGAATCAAGAACACCCAGCCGCCCATGAGGCGGTTTTTTTGTGTCTGGAGATAGTGATGACAGCAACCGAAAAAGATCGCGACATCCTCGCTCGCACCCTCTGGGGCGAGGCTCGCGGCGAAGGGACGGCCGGCCAGATTGCCGTGGCCTGGACGATCCGCAACCGCGTGTTTGATGGCAAGACCAATTCGTGGTGGGGCGAGAGCTACGCCGGGGTATGCCAGAAGCCGTATCAGTTCAGCTGCTGGAACAAGACCGACCCGAACTATCAGTTCCTGATCGGCGTGAAGCAGATCCCGTTCCGCGAGCTGGCGCAATGCCGGATTGCCGCAGACCAGGTGATCGACGGCAAAGTGCCGGACCCCACCTTCGGAGCCACCCACTACTACGCCACCAGCATCAAGGCGCCGGCCTGGGCGGCGAAGGCCAAGCAGACGCTCAATTTGGGCGGGCACGTCTTCTTCAAGGATGTGCCGTGATGGTCGTTCCGTGGAAAGCGGTGGGCGCGCTGGCGCTGGTGCTGATCGGCGCCGGCAGCGCCTGGCAGTTTCAGGACTGGCGCTACGGTCAGCAGTTGGCCGAGCAGGCGCGGCTGCACGCCGAATCTCTCAATCAACTGACCCAGGCCGCGGCGACCGCGCAGCAGGCCGAGCAGGACAAGCGCCTGGCGCTCGAGCAGCGGCTGGCGGCCAGCGAGCAAACCCACTACAGGAAAATGACCGATGCCCAACGTGACCAAGATCGCCTGCGCGATCGCCTTGCCACTTCTGATTTGCGGTTGTCAGTCCTCCTCGACTCAACCGACGCTGCTAAGGGCTGCGGCGTGCCAGCCACCCCCGGCGCCGGCGGCGTGGATCATGCAGCCGTACGAGCCCGACTTGACCCGGCGCATGCTCAACGAATTATCGACATCACCGACACCGGCGACCGGGGACTGATTGCCCTGCAGGCATGTCAGGCGTATGTGAAGGCGGTCATCTCTCCAGCTCACGCAACTCCCTGAGCAGTCGCTGGTTTTCATGGAACAGATGGTCTCTCTGGTGCGCCACGTCCGCAAACCTTCCCCTTTCGCTCAGTAAATCCCCCTCGGCGTACTGAAGCTTTGCCCTGAGCGAGTTT